CGTCTTTCTTTACACAATCAGCCTTGAAATCAATAATCATTTCATTTAGCAATTGATACATTGTTTCCATATCGGCATTGCGTAGCAATTCCCAATTGTGTAGCAGATTAGTTTTTACTCCCTTGAAGAGTTTTTCCAATTTTCCTGCGTAGCAAACACTCTCACAAATACTAGTGGCACCAGGGCATGAATAATCTTTTCCTGCAGGGAGCCCGAACGTGTTCGCAATTGCGGCTTGCTTTCCATTTTTTGTGACAAGGTTAGCCACCTTTCTATCATTAGATCGTTTCAATTTCATTAGTTGGCCTTTCGTTGGTAAGGTTGTAAGTATAGCAGAATGGACCGACATATTCCAATCCTGCCGCAAATTTCCAGGGTGATTTTGATCACAGTCTTAACGACACGCCCGACCCCGCAGCTTTGCGGGCGCTTTGTCGACAAATTAATTTTATTGATCGAATTTATTTTTATGTTTTATTTTGCGTGTGTATTTTTTTTTATTGCGAACAGGTTGCGCCGCATTACTGCGACGCAATTCCTGAATGCGTTTTACTTTATCTTGAAGTGAAGTTAGGAACATTATATCCACTCGCTTCGTGAAATCGTTTTACATCAAATCTTTCATTATCAATCGCAAACATTTCAGCGAAATCATTTACAATTTTAGAAAAAACAGCGGGGTGAATTTTATTGCTTGCATACTTTAGAATTTCTGCGGTTGCAACATAATCTTTACGGGTCATCATTTTACTGCCACCATTCCACTACGATAGAAAACTTTTGTATAGCATTTGCCAGTCGGCGTGTATAGATTTACAGTTGAGTATTCGTTAGCCATTCCCCAGTCGGTGAATAAGAAAAAGTTTTCCCACGCACCATATTCGTTTTCGTATTCGGCAGACCAGTGGGGAGCGTTGCTATCATAGGCGCAAGTTATTTTATACATTAGTTTCCCTTTCGTTAGTTATACATTTACATTGTGTTATTAGTATTGTATCAGTTTCCACTGACACAACGGCGAGAGTATCGCAATTATCGCAAATCCACATTCCAGCAATTTCGCTCATTTATTTATTCTCCTGAAAAAAACTGAGCGGATTACATTGGCAAGCCTCTACATCATAAGTATTTTCATCTCCGTAGTATAGCCAGCCATTTCCGTAGCAGGTATCACACTCTAAAATCTGAGTGTATAATTCTTTCATTCTACCCATTTAGGTTTTCCCTTTCGTTTGTTGATTTTGTAATTGTAGCAGATAGCACTGACAAGGCTTCTGCCTTGCTTGCTTGACGTGTTTCTAACACGTGTTTTTTGAATTCGTCTAAGTTCATTCGAACGCACCTTCCTCTAGTAATCCTAATTCGATGTTGAATAATTCATCGGGCGTTGCTTCGGATAAATCTACCCAGCCAGCACCCTCGTTGTCCATTCGGAAAATTTCGATGTATCCCATTATTATTCACCAACCTTTACTGCGATTGTTGCGAATTTATTTCGCAGACCGCCCGCATTTATTTCGATTAGATACGCTTCAGTTTTTTCACCATACCAAATTTCTGGGCGATGTTCGGCAGATACAATTTCGCCAGAAAAGTGGCGATTGCGTGAGCGATAGTTTTTTCCTACAAGTAGGCTTTCGATTGTGTATAGTTTGGTAGCCATTGGCAGACCTTCTTTCGTTGTTGTTATAGTAGACATTATACACGAACGCACTGACATTTTCACATTACTAGCCAGTAAATCCAAATAGTGAGACGCTCAAGCCGTGTGATAAGCATCACACCAAAATGTCCGTTTTGTCTGTCAAATCGACACGCCGTAAATTTCAGGGTTTTTTATAACGACTTCATAACGACACGCCCGACGCCGCACCCTTGTGGGCGCATCAGCTTTTGTCAAGCCGACACGCCGTTTATTTATTGTGAGTTATGTCTCATCTTCTAATTCCGCTAAATAATCTTCGTGTTCTACTAAACCAATCGCAAACGCAACGGGATCGCAACACTCTAGAATTTCGGCGGGTGTAAAAGTTGAGTAACCGATTTTTACAGTTGGATAAATGTCATTTAGTAAATCTATAAAACTTTCTTTGATTTCTAAATCTTTTTCTAATTGTGATTTACTCATTTAGTCCCCCATTTTTTATATCTTTGATTACGGCGATTAGTAGCGGGATAGTTACGCCCGCTAGTAGTAATTGGACGGCGGTAGTTAGTAAGCGATTAGTAGTCATTTAGTAGTTCCACCCTACTAATCCGTTTCGCTTTAGATAAATCTTATAAATCTTATAGGCGGTTATTAGTAGGGCGCTAGTAATTAGTAATTGCCAAGATAGTGCTACATAAGCCCATTCTGTATCTAGCATAAATCCATAGGTGTCAATCTCAATAGTCATTAGTCATTCCAATCTAGTGTTAGTGATTTAGATAGTTCATCTTCATCATAATTATCAGAGCCTAACTCTACTAAGCCCTCTTCTAATGCCTTGTTATACATTTCTTCTTCATCTAGATAGACATAGGCGTCTGCTACATCTGCTTGGATAGTATCCCATTTGGTCATCATTACTTTACCTCTACTTCTCTAATGTTATAGGTGAAACCCTTACCGAGTTTATTTAGTTCAGCGATTACCGCTAAGATTTCTTCGGGCTTATTAGCCTTTTGATTTACGGCTAGTAGTTGGCTACCTTGCCATAGTGTGTATGTTATAGTCATTATCTGTTCTTCTTTCGTTAGTAGTTATAGTAGGAATTGTAGCGCATAGCGCCGACATTGTATAGCGACACGCCGTTAGGCGTTAGTGTGATTATGGTCACACACGGACTCGATTTCGTGTCCGAACTCCTCTACGAGTTCCTCGTAGATTTCGTCCATATAATCAAGATAATCGTTCATTAGATTACTCCCAACTTCTAGTAGTAGCATAAACCTTGCGAGTGCTAGGCTTGTAATTTTCTAACTCTCTTAGATTAGTTTCTAAGATAGTGCCTCTTAGGGCTAGTAGGTCAAGATACTCATTAGCATCTTGTTCGGTATTCATTAGAACACCTAGACAAGTAGAGAACTCGGTGTCCGAGTATTGGACTTTGTAACTTAGTGAAAACATTTTGTTTTCCTTTCTTTATCAAGAACCTTTCTTGATTTTCTTTATACTATAAGCCTAGCAGGGGGGACTGACATTTAGGGGGGTTACTCGCTAGTATTCGCAAACTATTTTTGTGAGATACGCCACACTCACGCTCAAGATTATAGGGTTATGGGCGCACTATCGGACAAATCGGACATTAAAAATAGTGTGTATCATACATATTAAAAATATATTAACATTTTCTCTAATTTCAAAACGGGGGCGGGAAATAAATATTTCCTGGATCCTTGACTTACGAAAATCCCAAATGCTATACTGTAAACCTTGGACAGTTTCAGGAGATAATATCAAGGGGTTAAACTCCAAGTGCGATGATGACGGAAGTTGTAATTCTACAATTACTTTCAGATAATAGCAACAGCTCGAACCGATGAATGGCGGATTTATACTCTGATCATTTCGGGGTTCTCTTTTAGAAATCATAAAAGGGGTATAGGGGTTGTATGCTTAAATTCTGGAAGTTATCATTAAAAAGATAAAAACAAATATAGAAGCTATACTTCTAAAAAAATATTTTACTAACATTTAGTAGAATCTATAAAGTAGTCGACTAGGATTAATATGACATTCAATGTATATCAATACGATGTAAAGGTAAGAGTAGCAGTAATTGCGGGATCAGAAGAAGAAGCAACAGCAAAGTTAGATCAGGGACAAGTTCAACAGATCTCAATGGAGAGAGAACTTTTTAGCACAACTGAAGTAATTTAATAAACATCTTGTAATATAATAGGGGTATGTCTCCAGAGAAGATATCGATCAAGAAACAAAAAGAATTCCTGGCGCAGTATTTAAAAGATCTTAAAGAAAAGAATCCTTGTATGGATTGTAAGATTTCATATCCCTATTATATGATGGACTTTGATCATGTCCGTGGGCGGAAGCATTCAAATGTGGCGGAACTAATCAATACGTTATCTAAGAAGCGTCTGGATGAAGAAATAGCCAAATGCGAAATAGTTTGCTCAAATTGTCATAGGGTAAGAACTCATATGAGAAAGCACGGAAAGAAGGCATCATGAACTTTTGTACATATTGCGACAAGCTCTCATATACATCTAAGTTAACTCTAGAAGGTAAGATGGTCTATTACTGTTCAGATCATGCATTGAATATTACAGTTGACTAGGATAATTACATGTATAATTTTGATGTGTACGAACTCCCAGGACCTACTGCTATATTAGAACCGTTGTCTGTAAAAAGACAATGGGCTACAGATCTTCCTTATCCTCATGCATACAAATGTTTTCCTATGACCCTTGCAAATCAAATGGGGTACGGAATATCTTTTCCAGACGATATTATTTTTGAGTGGGACGGAAATATGAATGTCTTGCCATCTAGTGTAAAAGTAACTTCTGGGCATAAATGGGTTAATATGGATAGAGGTTGGGGAACCGTTAGCTTTAACACAGGAATAGTATTTAAAACTGATGAAGATGTAAGTATGCTTTCATATCCAGTGCCTAATCTATTTATAGAAGGATTCCAAATTTTCACAACACTCATTTCAACTTCATTTTTTGAAAGTCCTTGGCAAGTTGCAGGACAGGTTACAAGATCAAATTATAAAATAATTTTGCCAGCAAGAACTCCAGTATCTGCTGTGATGCCAATATCACTTGGTCAGTTAAATGAATCGGTGGCAACCAAAAAACCTTTTGAAGAATTAGAGTATAATAAGAATACAGGACACGAATATCATAAGCATAATGCTATGATGCAAAAGTTAGGGAAGACTACTGGTAATTACAGAGATGGTGTAAACCATAAGGGTGTAGTTTACGGTAAACATGAAGTTAAATCTATTAAGTTGAGGTATGATAATGGTAACTTACCACTGGATGAATAGGGCTGATGCAGCCCTAAGTATAATTACAATGAAAAGAATGTTTGCTCATAAAGAAAAGTTTGGGTATGATTCAATTCTTTTAACATCTAAAGGTAGCAACTCGGACAACTGGATAAAATCTGCTCACATTGTAGATCCTAGTAAAAAAATTAAATTTATGATAGCAGTTAGACCATATCAGCAAACTGCTCAGATTGTAAATCAAATGGCAGCTGCATTTGCTGAAATTGCTCCACACAGATTGATGCTTAATGTTGTTTCTGGGGAAATGGGTGGAAATGAAATTGGTCTTATTCCAGAAGGAAGTTATGAAGTAAATACTGACATAACTACTCCACTAGGAAGACTTGAATTTGTTCCTGAATGGATGGAAAGACTTTCTAAGACCTATGTAATGGGAAGAAAGCCAATTATCCTACTAGGTACTAGAAATAAAGAGGTTATCCTAAAAGCTGCTAAGTATGCAGATATTGGATTAGTAATGCTAGATGATTTCTTGGCAGATCCTGATCTATTTTTGTCAAATTATAAGAGGGTAATGGTTAGTGCTCAGATTGTCATAAGGAATACATATGAAGAAGCTCACTATGAGTTAGAAAATAGTTTTTCTACACATATAAGAATCAAGAGATGGGCTATCTATGGCGGCAGAGAAGATATAAAGAAAAAGTTATTAGAATTAGAAGCAATGGGTGTAACTGATATTTTACTTAGTAATGGGACAGATGTAGTTAGTCAATCAGATGGGCCTGTAGATGAATTAGTCTGGGAGATTATACAGGAAAGAAATAAAGCAGTTGACTAGGATTATGGTATAATAATAATATGCACGATCACGAGAATATAGTATTAGCCACAGGTTCAGGAATAACTGAAATGCAACTAATGTGGATTCTTATGGGTTTAATGGCTATTCATCACATATGGATGTGGTGGAAAATGAAAAAGAAAGACTGTAACTGTAAATGAGTTGGTTACAAGCAACAGTTATATTTGGACCTATATTGATTCTATTAATAGCATTCTGGAAGGATATCAAATGAAGAAGATCTATGCTTTAATTGCTCTAACTGCGACAGCAGTCTTTTCAGGTCTTGCTATGTCTAAATTTTTAAATTGGGCGGGACAGCAAGAAATCTTTGATTTTGACCTAAATGAAGATATAGATCATGAAGAGATATAGATTACTTATATTAATTCCATTGGTCCTAATAACTACCTATGTACTGGGTATTGTAATACAGATTAAATAGCTCATCTTTTATCTCCCGCCCTTTCTGGGGTCTTTGTATCGGAGATACCAAATATGACCCGTTAAGGGCTTAGAGGCCCCGTAGAGGCCTTATATGGCATATTTTTAGAATGATCACATATGGGAAAGATGGGCTTCTATTTTCGGCGCACTTTTTTTCGCACTAATTGCACTATATGTCCTAATTGTCTATATAAGAAAAAAACCCAATCAGAGGCGGATCCGATTGGGCTTTTCTAGTGTATTACTACACGTTATATAGGGAGACATTGCTGCCGTCACCTACACATCTTAATTGTAATATGGAATATTTTATATGTCAAGCATTTTAGTTGACAGGATTTTCAGACGGAGTAAATGATGGCTCAGGTCCAAGTAGATATCCTTGCTCATGATAGTCAATCATCTTAGCCGTCTTTTCAGGATCTACTCCATTTGCCATAATTGTTAGCATATCGTAAATACGGTGAAGCATTATATAATTCACCATAGGTAGGTTGTCTTCTAGATTTCTAGATGGTTCTTTTTCTTCCATTATGGTCTCCCCATATCGTTCCAAAATATTTCTCTTCCCATAGAGTCTTTCTCTAATAGGGCACTTGATTCAAATTCATATGAAGAAAAGGTCTCTTCTTCCGCCGACGCACTTTTTGTTTCAATTTGTAGTCCTTGACCACAATTGCAATTACTACATCCATGTTCAGACATTGTTGACTTCTTTCACTAATTTCTCGTATACCTCTAAACCCATGTAGTTCTTGTAATCACAGGCCAGGCAGTATAAATAGATGTTATCCTCTAAATCCAAATTACATTGAAGAGAGCCCTGATCCAGGGGGCATAAAAGCTCTGGAACAAGGCTCTCTTTTGATAAAGAGATATATTTCGATACATATTGTATCTTCATTTATCCTACTTCTTTTCAGTTGTTGGGAATCGCAATAGCCATTCCTGTGCTTTAGGGGTCATACCCTTCCAGCTGGACCAATCCTGACCGCCATTGGTCATATAGTACGTTATCTCTGCGTTTGTTACTGGGTCGAATAACTCTTTGTTACTCTTTAGGTCGAACTTCTCAAGTCTTTCAGGACCAAGATTTCCGATCATGTTTATCTGGAATATTCCGTAAGAACTATCTCCAGTTGTCTTATCCCCGTTATATGCAAGCGGTCTTCCGTTAGATTCACGCTTTGCTATGGACCAAGCTTTTTTAAGGCCTACTCCTTCGAATCCTACAGTCTTAAGTAGCAATAGCAACTCTTCGTCTGTAAGCATCTCAGATGGCTTGTAAATTTCTTTACTGAACTTATCTAAGACTTCTTGCTTTAGTTGGGCTTCAGTTTTCACTAAAGGTTTTACTACTAAGGCTTGTGCGGGCTGGACTGGAAACATAAATAATGTTATCATTACTATTGTAACCAGATTATGAGCCAAATCACTAACCTGTTGTTTTATTTTCTCCATTGGCATTTCCTCCTCTAGAGATAACGAACTACAATCATAACATTGATAGGATAAGCCTGTCAAGCCAGTCAACTAGAAAGAAAACATGAATATATCTTATTATACTATTCAAGCGGGGCTAAACCCTGCGGTTGGCTTTGGATATGCGGGAAAAAATATTGTTAAATCATTAAATAATCTAGGGCATGTTGTATCTTTTGCTAATCCTAAATCTACTATTCAATTAAACTTTACTCAGCCACACCATTTTAAATTACATAGAAAACAATATCAAATAGGATACACTCCATGGGAATCAACATCCATGCGCCCCGACTGGGTTGAAAGATTTAATGCATGTGATGAAGTTTGGGCGACATCTAATTGGTGTGCACAAGTATTTAAAGACAATGGTATTACAAAGCCAATATATGTTTACCCACACGGTATAGAAAGTATTTGGAAACCAAAACGCAGAGCTATTCGAGAAGGACAACCACTTAAATTTTTACACATAGGGGAACCATCTCCTAGAAAAGATGGACAGTTAGTAGTAGATACCTTTATTAAACTATTTGGCGGAAACCCAGATTACCATTTAACAATTAAAGCGCACATATCTAATACTACTAGAGTGTATGATAAATATAATCAGTTTATGAGTCCAGAGATGGCATACAGCAACATATCTTTAATTACAGATGAATACAGTGAAGAAGATCTTGTTTCTTTGTATCACAGCCACCATGTTTTGCTGTATCCTACTTGGGGCGAAGGGTTTGGCTTTATACCGCTTCAAGGTTTAGCAACAGGTATGCCAGTTATATCAACATATGATTGGTCTCACTATGTGGACTACATGGGACCACTCAAATTAAAATCTAAACTTACAGATGAGACTTTACCCAAATCAGTTGGAGATGAATATATTGGAAAGATGTTTAAACCAGATGCAAAACATCTAGAAGAGTTAATGCGTGATGTATCTATTGATTATAAAGGTTACTCTGGATATTATTTTGCTCAAGCAGATAAAATACATGAAGATTATAATTGGGATCAGTTGACTAAGAAAGCTTTTGAGCATTTAGTAGAAAAGTTTTCTTAGGACTTCCCCTTTTAAGCGTTCTTTGGTAGAATAGGATCTTCACACTAAATTTAAATTAACCGCCAGGCGGAGAAAAAGGTATTATAAAATGTCTAAGACTATTGCAAACCCATACGAAAATTTCATTGCGTTATCAAGATATGCAAGATGGATATCAGAAGATAATCGTCGTGAGACTTGGGGCGAAACAGTAGATAGATATTTTAACTTCATGCTTGGCCATCTAGAAAAGAACCATAATTATATTCCAAATGAGAAGCTTGTTGCGGAATTAAAAGAGTTCGTCTTTGAACGAAATGTTATGCCATCAATGCGTTCTGTTATGACTTCAGGAGCAGCATTGGAAAGAGATAATGTAGCTGGATATAACTGTGCTTTCTTACCAGTTGATTCACCACGTTCATTTGATGAGACTATGTATATCCTTATGTGCGGTACAGGTGTAGGATTCTCTGTTGAGTATAAGTACATCAATAAGCTTCCTGCCGTCCCAGAAACTTTAGAGAAGTCAACTACAGTTATTACAGTAGAAGACTCAAAGCAGGGCTGGGCTAAAGCATACCGTGAGTTGCTAGCACTACTTTGGTCTGGACAGATTCCAGCAATTGATGTTTCTAAGGTAAGACCAGCAGGAGCAAGACTTAAGACAATGGGTGGAAGATCTTCAGGCCCACAGCCACTTATTAACTTGTTTGATTTTACAATTGCAAAGTTTAAGAATGCTACAGGAAGAAACCTAAAGCCAATCGAATGCCACGACATTATGTGCAAGATTGGTGAAGTAGTTGTTGTAGGAGGAGTTCGTCGCTCAGCAATGATTTCTCTTTCTAATATTAATGATATTGAAATGGCGCAGGCAAAGTCAGGTAACTGGTGGGAAGCAAGCCCACAACGTGCCTTGTCTAATAACTCTGTTGCGTATTCACGCAAGCCAGAGATGGAGCAGTTTATTGCAGAATGGAAGTCGCTATATGATTCAAAATCAGGAGAACGAGGCATATACAATGTGGCCGCAGCTCAAGCCCAAGCAGCCAAGTATGGAAGAAGAGATCCAGATATACACTATGGAACTAACCCGTGTTCAGAGATTATTCTACGTCCTTACCAGTTTTGTAATCTTTCAGAAGTCGTACTACGTGAAAATGATACAAAGAAAGATATTGAACGTAAAGTAGAACTAGCAACTATTCTTGGAACCTGGCAGTCTACTCTTACAGACTTTAAGTATCTGCGTAAGATTTGGAAAGATAACACAGAAGAGGAACGCTTACTAGGAGTTTCTTTGACTGGACAGTTTGGGCATAAGTTTATGTCAGGCAAACAAGATTTGGTTGCACTAGAGTCATTCTTGATGACCCTTAGAGAAGCAGCAAGAGCAAAGAATAAAGAAGAGGCTGGGAAAATTGGGATTCCTGAGTCTGCCGCTATTACTTGTGTAAAGCCTTCTGGAACAGTATCTCAATTGGTCGGGGTATCTTCAGGAATGCATGCTTGGCATTCTCCATATTATATTAGAACTGTTCGTGGTTCAAAGGGAGATCCAATTTCTACCTTCCTTAAAGAGGTGGGGATTCCAGTAGAAGATGATGTAATGAAGCCAAACGATACATACGTATTCTCATT